AACGGCTGCGCCTTGGTTCCCGTCCCCGACCTGCATGTCAGCAATGGACGCGAATCTCTGTCCTGCTTGAACTACAATACCCATCAACTGCAATAATGTAGCTGAGGGTTCTTTGTATGGTAAAAATACAAATGCATCTTTTAGATTACCACCTGGTGTATCAACATCTTTGAATTCTCCAGGTTGTATTGGTGAAGCGTCGTCTTTAACTCTGACACCTCTCTGTTTAAATCCGGCCGGTAAATTTGATAATGTTCCTGCGTCTAATAATTGACGGAGAGCAGACGTTGCCGTTCTGCTCAATCCGCCAATCATATGAATGAGTCCAAAGCCATAAAATCCTAGTCCTGGCAGAAATTTGAAGTGGACGAAATATTGGATTTTATTTCTCAGTGGATCATTGGGCGCATAGTTTCGTCTTATCGACAAAACCTTTTGACTACCTTCTTCGATTGTTACGATGTAAGGTAATTTTATTCCTGTTGGTTCACCATCTTTGCCAACATCTTCGAAACCTTCTAAATCTAAATTAACATGACATTCTAGTAATGTATAAACACTTTCAACTCTTGTTGATTTAGTGGTTCCTTCTAATTCTCTTTTCTTGTCATCTACTTGATCTGCATTTACAGCTGACATTGGTTTTGATAACTCAATGTCAGAGTAAAAGCCATTGACCTGCTGTTTACGTAAATCGTTTTCAGACATCTTTACGACGTGAATCACTGCTTCCGCATCATCTAATGAGGTAGCTGTATACGGAACGACTAGATCATCTGCAGGTATAAATTTTGATACGGCTCTTCCTAAAAGATCATCATAATAAACTTTCTTAAAAGTAGAGCCGCTTAAGGGTAGATGGAATAACATTTGATCAAACTCTGGTTCATATTCTTTCATCTGATCCATGAGTTGATAATTCATAAAATCTTTAACTCTTTGTCCTTGAGCTTCTTTAGCAGGATTTGATAATCCTAAAATTTGAGTTCTAACGGGACCATCTGCAGGGAGTAATTCTTTATAAGCTAATGCTTGAAACTGTGTAACTGCTTCAGCTAAAACTGGGTGAGTAGCACCACTAGCTCCTTGGAATGGTTCGTTTCTATTGTCGTATTTAAATCCTAAAAGATCTAAACCTTTAATGTAAGAACTTTCCCAATCTTTTCTGGACATTTTATAGTCCATGTAATTTTGTTTCAGTTGCATGCCAACTGGATCAATAACTGTTTCTGGTAAAATATCTGCTAGGTTATCAAAGTGAGTGGTTGACTGAGCCTGGTTCACGGCTCTTGGATCAAAGTTAACTGTAGCACCACCTTCTTCGTCAGGTGTTACTTCTACTGGTTGTTGTGGTTGTTGCTCCGTAATATCAACATCAGTCATTTCCTTTGCGCCAGGAACTTTTATTTCATGTCGAACGTTCGGGAGTGATTTATCTATATCTGCCATTTATACTCCTAGTCATCATTAACATTAATCATTATAGAACGCAACCCTTGTCTTTCTGGTGGAATTGCATGGGGTTTACGGATTCCTACTATACCACCACCTGCATACGAAACTTGTGATTGCCAGTTTCTGTCAGCTATAATACCTCTTTCTATTCTCTCATCTATTCTTTGCTGTTTTTCTTTTTCTATTTGTGCTCTCGCAGCGGCTGCTTCTTCATGAGCTTGAGTCCACATACCTTGATGCCATTGATCTTTAGCAAAAGGAGTATCACTTAAAAATGGTTGTAAATTAAACTCATATTCATCTAATATATCAGTATAAACTTTTTGCCTTTGTTCTGGTGCTTTTTCTTCAAATCCCACTCTTCCATAACCAGGATTTACTTTTTGCTCTGCCATTCCCGTTAATCGTTCTCCAAGTTCAATTGCTTTTTCTGCTTCCACAGCTTTTGATCCTTCTGGAAGTGCTGCTTTAAATTCTTCAAACTCTGATTGACCAAAGATGGGACCAAAACCATAATCAGTTGCATTACCTAAAATTCTTTTCCAAGATTCTCCAGCTGCATAATCTCCAATTGCAAATGGAACCATAAAACCTGCCTCAGCTAACAAACCATAACCAGTCCATTTAGCAATCCCTGACATTCCTCGCATTGCTTTTGTAAATCCTTTTAATTTTTGTATTGCTTCTGCACTTCCTTCCGCTCCTTCTTGAACAAGTTTATTATATCCTTTTTTATAATCAATAATTGAAGTACACTGACCCCCACCACCTTTTGGACATGGAATATTGTGGTCTCTAAAAAATTTTAATAATTTTTTATTATCTATATCTTTAAATTTTTCATGAGATAATAATTTTTGCATGTCAGTTCCTATTTCACCGTAAGTTCTAACTTTGCCAACTTCTGGAAATTCTAATGTTTGTGCAATGTTAGGTCCAATTTTTGATTTAACAAATTTAAGATAATTTTTTCTTTCAGATAGAGGAGCATTTCTTTCTATAAGTTTTGCCCATTCTTTATTAAATTTTTTATTTGAAACTAGTCCTAAGTTTTGATCAGCAAAAGTTAGTTGTGTAGTAAAAGGATCGGCAGCTACTCCACCAACGTGATGCACATGAAACGTGTTTTGAGCTCTAAACATTTTAGGGGGTTGATACTTTTCTCCAAAGTATGCTTTTTGAATTTCTTCTCTAAGCCCTGATTTGTTAATTTCCCATTTTAACTTATAAGGATTAGAAACACTTTCGTAAGTAACATTTTTTAGTTTACCTGAATTTAAATATTTTTCTAAATCGTTATAACCAAACTCTACTCCTGTTTTAGTATCTAAAAATCTTCTATTTTTAAATTTATCATAATTTGCTCCTGATGCATACTTTGGACCGTCAATTAATTTTATTCTATCTCCTTCGTTCGCAGATCTTGTTATATCTTTCCAAAGATCATCTTTAAAACCTCTAGAGGATGGTTCCATTTTATAGTCTTTGTAAATTTTATCTCGATACTTTGCGTCTCTTTCTCTTTTTTTAATTCTATCTTCTTCAGTCTCTTTAGCTTTTACTTTTTTATACATTTCTGATTTTTCTGCAGTAGTATATCTCTCAGCATAAGGAATAGATTTTTGTTGTGTCCCTTCTGGTAAATAAGTGGTTCTAAATTCTATCTTCTCTGCATCTTTTATTTTTTTTAAAACTTTTTTACCAATTTTATGTTTTTTTTGAACTTCTATCTGAGACATTGTTTTAGCGTCCTCTTTTATCTGGGGAATTAAATCATAAGTAGATTGTTGAATGTTTAAAGGATTATTTCCTGTAAATTGATTTTTTCCTACTAATTTAGCTTTAGCAAACCCGATCCGTCCACCTTCAGCATTGGGTCTTCTAAATGATACATCCCAGTCTTCTAAAGTTTCACCTGGTTGTAGAAATGAATCTGGTGATTGTTCTAAGTCTGGAATATTCATGTTGGTCCAAAGATGACGAGGGATGTCTGCTTTTGCAAGTTCCATGTTCCGTGGTTCTTGGCTCATTTTCCTAAATGCATCGAACGCGCCTTTAGAATCAGCGGGTCTAGTCTTAATATAATTTTCCCAGAATTTATCCATTACTCACCTAACATTCCTGCAAGACCGCCTGATGCCTGTTTCGTTCTCTTCATATTTTTAAATATATTTATAATTTCATCAGGACCCATTCCTTTTTCTTGCATCTTTAATGCTTCCCTCATTGTTGCTTTGACTTCTGCAACTCTTTGAGGATTATCATCTGTTAAAATTTTATTTATTAAATCATCTGAGATTCCTGGGAATTCTTTTCTTAAGTCTTCTACTTTCCCTGCATAAGCACGTGTTGCAATAACGTCATCACTAGGAGCAAATTGAGAAGTACCAAAATTTTCTTCAGTAATAGCTTCCCCTTGTTTAATCCAACCTGGATCTCCTTCTTTTTGTGCTTGTTTCTGTATAAAAGCTTTTTTAATTCCACTTAATTCATCAGCAGCTTTTTTAGTACCAGGTTTTTTAATATAGTCACTCATTTTTATATTTTTTCTATTCATTCTTAACCAGTCATGCATTTGAATGTTACCACCTAATGCTTCAGTAATTTTGATTGATTCTAATCTATCTTTAGCTGATTGTCTG